TTTCAACTTATGGGATCCAACATCTAATGTTAGAAGACCTGTAGCAGGATCATAGGTAGAATTAGAAACACTGAATGGTACTGTTTCAGTAGGTCCAACGTTAACCTTGAAGTTATTAGCATCAATTACCTGTGTAACTGGTAGTATTGCTGTAGATGCAGGGTCACTAGCACGAGGATATGCGTGAGTAGTTTGATGTTGGTCTTGACTACAAGTAAAGATTAATGAATTGGTAGCAATTCTAATAGTATCGTTAGTAGACAAGTTATGCTGAGGTACATTGATTATCAAATCACCTGTAGCAGGATCATAGGTAGCACCACTAGGAGTATACTGTACACTAGCAGTTTGTTGATCGATAGTAATTGTCTGATCGTAATCAGCATCACCTTCTGTATAACCGTTCTTAGTAATAAGTAACTGTCTAACTACCTCAATAGCAATGTCTCTTGCTTGCTCAAAGATGTACTTAACCTCTGCAGATTGACCAGATACGTGCTGTACAGCATTAGCATCGGTAACATAAAGTTCAGTTGCATATAAAGTCTTATTATTACCACCGTGCTTAAGGTTGAATGCCATTGCTTCAAGCATATCAACAACGTCATCAACACAAGACTGATAACCATATCCAGCAAATGCTAGTGAAGGATACTGTGAAACACCACGTCCAACAGCAGTGGTAGCAATGAATCTTAGGTTATTAAGGATTTCATTACCAGCATCATAGAACTTGTTACCAGAAGCATTATCATAGTAATCAGGTCTGAATGTTTGCTGTCCTTGACCAGTTTGTCCCTCATCTTCGTAGGGTAGGAAACCAAATTTGTTCTTGACGGCGAGTTGTGACATATCTCTTGCTACCTTGAAGGCATAGAGAGTCTCAGCAGATTGGTCAGTAACGTGCTTCAAACCAGCAGTAGTATTAAGGTACAATGCAGAAGCATCCCACATTGAACTGTTACCACCAAAACGAAGGTCGTGAGCAATAGATTCGAGCAAATCTACTATGTCATCTTCACAATTATGCTTACCACCTTTAACTCTAAAGTTATAATGCTGGAATGCACTAAGTTTTGTGGTTAGATCAACTGCTTCACCAGCAATTGCACGAGCATTTGTAACAAGAAGATCAGCAGCATCTAGTGCTTTATCAGTACCAGTGTATGCTTTAGGATCTTTAACGATCTGATCATCACGATGAACTGCCTCATCAGACCACTGCATCTGATAATAATCAGAGAAATCAGCAGCAACATCAGCAGGGTTCTCGTTTCTAGAGATTAAGAGGTTACTAATTGCCTTTTCAGCCAACATTCTGGCAAACTCGATAGCATCGAGCATAGGAAGTAACTCATCTTCAACGTGATTGATATTATCTTGATTATCAATATAGTAATCAATCTGAGCATTTGTCTGATTGTTACCACCAGTTAGCAAGTCACCAGAAATAGCAGGTAAAATATGATCCCTAAGGTCTCTTACACACTTATTTCTATCAGGGATTTGTAGCTTCTGATCCTGACTGAATCCAACAGTAATGTTATATTTGTTTTCGATATGGTAAACTGCTTCATCAGCAATTACCTTTCTGTTAAAGTATATTAAATCAGCACCATCTCTGAATCTTTGTCCTGTAGGACCGAGAAGATCTAATAGATCAGAAATCAGATTATTAATAAAATCTTGTACAGGTTGTGATGCAGGAGTTGCGAAGTAGTTAGGAACACGTACTCTAGTCGAATATGTACCACTTAGAGTAGTCTCATCCTGTGTAATAACATCAATACAGAGTTTTGCAACCTCACCCCAAGTGTAAATTGATTGTAGAACTTCACCATTAATATGCTGTAGAGCACCAGATCCTGTTAGATATGCTCTTGCCTGTACAACAGTGTTATAGTTACCACCATCAATAAGGTCTTGAATAATAGCAGGAATAATATACTCTCTAGTATCACGTAAACATACGTTAGTACCATAATTAGATTGTCCACCATCACCAGGGATGATAAAGTCTGGATATCTAACCTTCAGACGACCAACTGCTTCTTCAGCAATCCAGTCACGGTTCTTATAGATGATATCGGCACAATCTCTATATTCTGCTCTACCTAAGTCAACACCCTCACATTGTAATTCTTGTTCGAATAGTTCAACGTAATCAACGTCTGCACTAGAAATAGTAGTAGCAACCCAGTTAGCATAGATAGCACCAACTTCTAAAGGCATTGGTGCGTCACCAAGAAGTGCCCAAGAGATAGTATTATCATTAGTAGGATAAACTACGGGGGCATTAAAGGTTCCAGAGTACTGGGCGATTCCTTTGCGGATAATGATACTATCAATGTTACCTGCGAAAGTATCACCAGCATTCCAAGAAGAACCTATTCTAATAGTACTATCAGTGTAATTATTAGTATCAGTGTAGTTAGCACCAACCTGAACACCACCAACGAACAGTTTAGTTACGCTGGAGGAACGAGATAGTGCAAAATGATACCAAGTATCAGCAGCACCTATTTGAGCAGAACTGATTTGATCGGTTCCTGCAATAGCAAGCTTGATACTAGTACCAGAAAGTAAAACTTGTACCTTGGTATCAGAAGTAGATCCACGAAGATCTATTAAAGTCTGAGTACCAGCAATTGTTGAAGGTCTAAACCAACCTTCAATTGTATAATCACCTGTACCAAAAGCGACCTTATCACTTGATGGATATAGTAAATTGGTAGCAGTTCCACTAAATGCTAGTGATCCAGTACCAGTTCTAAAGATTAATGAGTCTGCTACAACGTTAGAGTTGGTAATCTTAGAGTTAGTGATGTATTCATCAGCTTGGAAGACACCAGTAACATCCTTAGAGTAGATCCACTTGTTACCAGCATTAGATCCAATAACATCGAATGATGCACCAGATGTTACACCCTTAACGTTATCTTCAAATACGAAGAATCCACCAGATGACTTACCCTTATAAGCGTGCTTAGTACAACGAATTGTCTCTTCTTGGAACGCATAAGGAGGTTCAACACGAGATACATTACCAATAGACCACTGATAAGTAGCAGGATCAGCGAATGTAGGATCTTGTAGAGTATCTGTAATTATGTTAATGAAACCTGTAATTGCAGATGACTGGTTCATACATCCATTTACATATCCAGTCTTAGCAGTAGATGGAACAGTATTTGTATAAGCAGCTTCAAATGTTGCAACGGTTCCAGGAGATGCAGTAGTACCAAGTCCAGCGATAATAATATCGCACAAAGTACCAATAGTTGATGCTACACCGTTACAAACAGGTGATCCAGTATCAACAGTGATTCCACTATCAGTTACCTGAACCCAACCGTGTGAAGCATCTGCTTTAGCAACAGCAACGTTCTTCATAATATCGAGTGCCATAGCCTTCGCTTTAGTGTAAGCGTCAACCATAGTATCAATATCACCAGTTACAGTACCGTACTGTACAATCCTATGACCAGCTTCATAGATGAAGTTATTACCACCGTGAGCAGTGTTATATGCTAATGCTTCAATAACATCTACTATGTCACTTAAACAATGAACATCACCACCAGTTACTGTATAACCTGGGTTCTGCTGCTTGGCATAGTATAAAGATTCGTGAGCAATATACCACTTGTTAGCAAGAAGTAAAGATCTAGCATCAGCGTGACTATTATCTACAGGATCATACTCATTAGTAACAGTAGGATCTCTATATTGCTGTATTCCAGTGTATAGTGCAGTATGTACTTCATTACGGATACACTTAATCATTAGATCACGTGCAGCATTCATTGTATAGACAACTTGAGGTACTTCACCATCAATATGGTAAATTACTCCACTTTGAACATACTTGTATGCAGTATCCCAAACTTCAGAGTTACCATCGTACTCTAACTGCCAAGCAATAACATTACAGATATCAACGATGTCATCGTGGCAATCTTTGTCGTGGTTTAGACCAGGAACGGTAAATGAAGGATAGTAATTCTTCATAATACCTACTGCTTCCTCAGCAATGAATAAAGCATTCTTACGTAGAAGAACAGCAGCATCATAGGAACGGTTATCGTGTACCGTTCTCATTGAAGAGTTAGCAAAGTAAAGCTTCTTATTTCTAATTGAGTCGCCAATAACGAACTGGGAACCCTGTAAGTTCTTATATCTGATTTCTTGGTTCCTTACTTCCTCAAAGTCAAGGAAATCTTGGTTATTTGCTGTATCACTGTATAGTTCAGTTGGATTAACAACAGTTTCAGAGATATTATCAAGAATCTTATTAGGGAAGGTAATTGAAGGTACTCTCTGGAATACTAGACCAAAGAAGAATGATGGAGGTGATAAGTCAACAGTATCAATGATTTGCTGTGTATTATCATCTTGATAAGGTGCAATAGTAGTAATTCTTGCACATATCTTAGAACGTGCAGAATATACAATGTCATTGAACTTAAGATCAAACTCACCAGTTTCAAACTCAGAAGTACCAGATGTACGAGAAACAACTAAGTCAGTAGTTACAGTACCATCTATTAGGTTAGTTTCTTCAATAACTGCGAAATCAGGGACAGTATCAAGGTTTGTGATTGTTTCACCCTGTTCAAAGATAGTATTGCTAGTAAGTGGAGTTACAGAAGCTAAAACACCATCAAAACCAGTTGCAGAAGATAAAACATTGTCATTTGTCAAGAATGAACCTGATATATCAACAACATCAATAGAATCTACAAGTGAGTCAATTACAATAGCTGTACCTTCATTCTGAAGACTACGTACAATCTTACCTGCAGGAGGGAAGATACCACTAGTAGAACTAAAGGTAAAACGAGTAATATTAATCTGACTGAATCCTATTTCACGGAATTTGATCCTAGAAGGTGCTTTAGGTGGTTCATCAAATACAATACTAGGTCCAGAAGTAGTAAATGATACTCCAGGAGACTGTGCAATACCATTAATCAGAATCATCATCTGATCATCAGTTGCTGTGATTGATTCACCCTCAACAGTTAGAGGGAACTGGGTTTTAATTCCATCAAAGTCATCAGAGATATTATCAAGTTTCTTAACGATAGAAGTTAAGATTTCCTCTGAGTTAGTCAGTCTCTTCTGTCTGAACAGTACCTCAGTATTGTTGAACTGAGTGTATATTGGTTGTGCGTTAGCAAAAGAGGTAATCTTATTAATATTAGTTGCACTAAAGATATTAACTTCCTTAACTAGGTCAGAAACGACCTTTCTTCCTGAAATATCCTTACCACCAGTAAGTGCTAGTTCACCAAACATATTGAAACCAACTGGGTGGTTAGTTTCAAGGATTGACTTCCTCCAACTATTAATAGGTGTCTGAGACTTAATAACGTAAGAGAAGTTCTGATAGAAGTAAGAGTCTTGGATCTTCTGTACAATTTCAGATGGTTTACCAACGTCATCGATAAATTGACCAGTAGTTGTTGTTAAAGCATCAATATTCAGTGTACCCTTAGCGATTGATAGATTATCAATCAAACCAGATGCACGAGATACCTCACCAGTTACCCTCTCACCAATAGTCCAATTACCTGTATAGTTCTCAAGTTTAAGAATTCTAGGTCCAATCTGCCATCCTTGGTTCTCAGAAACATATCCTACAGCAGATGCAGTTTCAATAAAACTTCCTTGATAAACCTTTTCACCTTGTAAGAAACGAGAAGTTTCTACAACAGCTGTTGCTTTACCACCGAATACCTCGGTTAGTAGTACCTGTCTACCATCACCCTGTGTTAAGAAGGTAATGAAGCTACCAGATTCAGCATCAACAGGGGTTAGTGCGATCCTTAACTGGTCTGGTTCAAGTGAATTTGCCTCACCAGCGATAGCATAATAAGTAGTGTTCTCACTTAAACTGATCAAACCTGCAGAAGCTGGTTTTGGTAGGATACCAATTGTAGATCCAAGGTCTTCTGCACGTAAATTAACAGCAGCACCGTTTGTGATACCGTGTGGGAAGTTAAACTGTAAATATCCTAAGTCAATGTTAACAACGTAGTTAAATTCTGATTTAAGGGTAACTATTGGTTCAGAACTGTATCCTGAGCCTGGTTCCTTAACTTGAATCTCAGAAAGACGATTATTCTTAACAATCGCTAATGCTTCAGCACCTATACCTCCACCACCTTCAATTACAACACGAGGAACGCTAGTATATCCAGAACCTGGGTCAGTTATTTTAATTTCTGTTAGAATAGCGGTATTAAATAACTGAAGGTTCACAGGGAAAGTTATTTCAGGTCTCAACGTATAGTCGTGAGAGTACCCGAAACCAAATTCGTTGTTCTTCAGTTTCTTAATCTTACCAATGCTTAGACCTTGTAAGAATACAGATGCACCTGATCCTTCAGCAGGAATGATAACATCTAATACTCCACCAGAACCTTGTAGTAAACTACCTAATATTCCAGGAATACCATCAATATCTACAGATGCAAAGGTATATCCCTTACCAGCAGATATAAGTTCTACTCCAGTAATAACACCTTCTAGGTCACCATCATCAGCAACTGTGATGTTACATAGAGCACCTTCACCGTCTCCATCGATAGGAACGTTGAAATAGGTACCATTTACATACTCAGTACCACCAGAAGTTATCTTAATCTTCTCAATTTCTCTGTTTGAAGCAATATCAGTAACAATTGGTAGTTTCTGATAGAATCCACCTGGGTTTACCAGTTTAATAGATGAAATAGGACCAACTGCCTTAACAGAAGTGGTAGAGTATGATGATCTTGGAATACCAACCTCAGTGTTACCTAATGGTGCAGTTGTATTCTCTGGCTCACGAAGTAATGGGAATTTAAACTCCTTATCGTCTGGTATACTAGAAATTGTAAATATACCCTTATATGGAGTCTGAACAACGTCAATAAAGGAATCTATACCAACTGGATTATCATTAGCACTTGTTCTTGAAGGGTCAAAGTAGTAAGAAATATTAGTTACAGCGTCTGTAACCAAGAATTTAACCAATGGAGTAGGTGAACTCTCATCAGTCATACCTGGTGTACCTTCTCTAATGATGTTTGTGAATGGATATTCTAGTTTATACTGATTATCCTTAGAGAAACTCAAGAAATATCCTGCGTTTGAAGTGTCATCAAGGTCAAATACGTACTGATGACCTCTTACAAAGAGTAATTTAGGATGTTTTGCGTAAATATTGACACTAGCAATCACACCTTGACTGAATACAGGGTCTTGAATCGCTGTAGATCTCAATCTATAGGTAAATTGCCTTGAATTGAACAGTTCTTCAACAAAGAATGAACCATTATACTCATTTGTGGAGAATCCTTCGACAAATATGATCTCATTTGTTTCAAAATTGTTCTTAGTAGTAGCATTAGCAAATACTAAGTCGGTATATGTTAGTGCACCTGTAGGAATAATGTCCTTATCAAGGTTAGCAGTCAGTTTAAACTCTTTAACACCAACTAAATTACCAAATGTTGCTATATTTCCTGTCGCATCAACACTAAATGTTAGACCAACAGCATCAGCATCGATGATATCACCCTTGATATAGGAAGAATCTTCATAAATCTCCTCAATCTTGATGATATAGTCAGATCCAGAGAAGGTTTTCCACCTAGCAAACTGATCTAATGTACCACCACTATAGGAAGTATTGACTAAATCAACATCAAATGATCCAGCAACTCTGGTATATACCCAGTTTACGGTACCATCAGAGACAGTTCCTACATTATGTACAGGAGCAGTAGCACCAGAAGTACCAGCACTAGATGCTGTATAGATCTTTCCAGCGTTATATACTTCATCACTGACAGCATATACAGTATTTGTAGTCCACTGAGGAATGGTAGTTGTTACTGTAAAGTCATATGCAATGACGTTGATGTCATTTCCAGTAGATTTAATTAGTTTTGTAGTATCAAATGTACCAACAATATTACCAATCTTACAATTATTAGTTCCAGCTTCAACAATGGTACCGTATGCACTAATAACATCAGCTCCACCAATTACAGAATATTGTTGTAATCTATCACCTTTAGTGAAGGTAGCATTCTGATTGAATGTAATAGTCTTAACAGCGTCAATAGTAGTATACTTGGCATCTCTTAGGTAGAACTTAGGAATAACTGTTGTTGACATCAACAGTTTCTTACCATTTGGAGTAGGAATGGTTGCTGTTCTAGTAGCATAAGGTTCATCAGTAGAAGTGAACGTATATGAACCTTCAACGTTGTTTGAGATAACATCAGCATAATCAAGGATCTGAATACCAGCAGGACCCAATACCCAATCATTTGATGTGGTAGCAAGGGTATTAAAGGTGAAATCGTTGATGGCAGCGGCGTTTGTTACCTGAATACCTGTCTCTACGTCATTGAGAGTAAAGGTTCCAAGTTTTGTCTGATCCTTATCAATCTTGTAAGTAAATGCGTGAGTAATCTTTGTGCTACCAACTGCCTGAGCAGGAGTGAAGTTAGCATCATATTTGGTGACAGTAGATATTGAAAGGTTATCTAACCATCCACCAACAGATGTTGTTGTAGCAGGAGTCTCTAAACCAAGAACAATTGCTTTCTTAATAGCAGTGTTAACTGTTGTACTGGTATGAGAAATCTCTTCGTTACCGTTAATATACACTTTATAAGTGTAATTACCAACACCAATGTTCTGCTTAACGTATGCTACGTGTACAAATGCTTCTGCAGCAAATCTAGTCCAGTTAGTAGTTGTAGTGGAGAAATATGTACCTGATCCAACATCTATACTTAACTTTCCAAAGTTAGGACTTGTAGAATCACCATCTACAGACAATACAGTTGCATCACCAGTATTAGGTGTAATTTTGAATAGAGTTGGTTTGGAAGACTGTGCATTGTACTGTGACTGTCCAATAGCAATATATCCTTCAATTGTCCAATCTGTACCTTGATCAGCAGCCCAATCAATCTCTAAAGCGTTGGCAGCAGCAGTTGTTGTAACTGAACTGTTACCAAACTTGGGTTTTGCATTATCAATTGCTTCACCTGTACCTTTCCAAGCAATAGTTGAAATATCGTTATATGTGTCATCACCACTAACATCTGTATCAAAGTTTAGGATTGCAATCTCATTTGCTTCTACTTTGTTACCAACAACTATAGTATCAGCAGAACTATCATTAGTAATAGCAATAGGATGGAATCCAATACCAGAAGTCTCCTTAACAGAAGCTGCTGTTATAACATTATCGGTATTCCAAGAAACCTTCCAAGAAATAATACGGTTATCATTGAATGCATATCTAACATAAGCACCAACATCAATGTTACCAAAGATGTCAAATTTAACTCCAGTAGATTGAATTTCTTCAAATGCTGTATTTGGAGCAAATAATTTCTGTGCAGCAGGTGTTTGTAAGTTAGATGAAAGGAATTTCCAATATGCAACACCAGCAGTCTTACCAGTAGCTACAGTAGTAGCAGTAGCTGTAATGTATACAGTACCATAATCATCTACAGTTAATTTTGGATTAGAGTACCTATAGGCAGTATTGGAGAATTTACGAGTCCAATTAACCTCAATAGTGGCACTATCATAGTATGTTTCACCAAATATGATATTACCAGAACCAGTAGGATCCTCAATACCAACAAACAATACCTTATTATTACCAATAAATTTAATATCATTTAACTGCTCATCACCAGCAGCAGAAGCAATCTTACGTTTTTCTTCTAAAGCACCATCAGTATTCAACAAACCAATCCACATATCACTTGGATTTGGAGAGTTTGTATCAGTAGTACCAGCAATATATAAGTATCCGTTAGAATCTAAATCAACTGAAGAAATATAGTCTCTACGAGTAGATCCAGATATACCAGCAAGTTCTCTCTGCCACTTAATTACAGCAGTTGGATTGTTGTTTGCATCAAATCCTGACTCAAACTTAGCAACAACAAGATCTGGGTTGTAAGCAAGGTTTGCTGTATGAGGAATAGTTTCACCAACAACGTATATTGTATGAGGATTAGTATTAGCAACGTGAATACTATTAAATACACACCTCTTATCACCTGCAGCAGGTTGAATAGGTAACATTGTACGTGTCCACAGCAATCTACCATCACTGTTAAACTTAGCAATCATACCTGCTGAATCACCAGTAGAATCATCTGCTTCACCTACAACGTAGAAAGTACGATCATCAGCAATGGCGACATCTTTAATTTTTGTTACAGTGGTATTCTCTTTCAAGAATGACAGTGCATATGCAGCTTTCTTATACCTTTGTGGGTGACTGACGCGAATCTCTGGTGGAGAATCCTTATCATATGCAGAACCTGAGTTTATAATGTTAACCTTATTAACCGCACCAGACTCTTCTCTTACAATATTAAGTTTGAAATCTTGACCTTGACCACTAATAATCTCGTATGTAGGTGGAATATCCTCTGAATATCCTAATCCTTGCTGTAAAACATCAATTCTTTCAACACCAGCAACAACCTTTACCTTAAATGTCTTATTAGTTGAATCGATTTGAGGTATACTTTCAACAATAACCTCATCACCAGCTCTAAGATCGTGTTCTTCAGTAGTTGTTATTGTACCGAAAGATACGTCATTTTCTAATGTGGAACTGTAAGATAGGACATCTTGTCCCTTAACTGACTCAACTTTAGCAGAAGCACCATATCCACCAGTGTCTGTATTGTCAAAATATAGTTTATCAGTAACTTTATAAGAGGTACCTGGGTTCTCAACAACAAATCCACTAACTTTAGCGTCTTCAAACTTGGTAGTAGTCTCAACTTCAATATCAACCTGTGATCTAGTAGAAACTTTAGGGTAGTAATCAAATAATTGCAGTACAGGTTCTTCCGAGATGTATGTTAAAGCAACCGCCTCTTCTGCATCTAAGATACCATCTTTGTTTAAATCTTCAAGTTCAAATACAAATTCTTCACCGAACTCAGTTACAAGAGTATCAGTTGCCTTATTTGGTTGACGCTCAATATCAATGTCAACATCCTCATAAGGATCACGGAATCTAACAACACCTGAAGGAATATTAGTCTGTATAGCATCTTGACTATAGTTCCACTTATCAGGTACTGAGTATAGTTGAGGACCACAAACATAAGGGAATACAGGTAAACCTGCTTCAGATGCATCAATAGAAACGAAATAAGCATACACACCTTCTGGGTATTCAGGTGTCTTACAATATCTACCGTTATATTGGTCTAAATCACCATTTTGGAAGACATATTCATAGTCTTCAATGAATGTACCAGCAGCATACTCACTTAACAAAGGACCATCAGCACGAATTGGAGTTGGGTTCGTTGCTTCGTCATATATCAATGCTAATTTAATTCTATAAGAAGATACAATCCTTTTAATACCAGAAGACTGATCATCTGCTTTAATGTACCCATAAGGACCGTAAATTGGGTTTCCATCAAATGACCAACCTATAATTGGTGAGTGTGATAATCCAGCATCCAATTCTCTAAGATTGCCTGTAGCAGGATCTCTATAGACATTATCACCAAGAACAAATCTTAATTGTTTAGGATCGGATACGTGTGCGTATTCACCACCATACTGAGTGTTATATCCAGCAAATACGTATCCTCTAGCAGGGTCTAAGTTACCATATTGCTCTGTTTCTAAGTTCTTAGTCCACTCAAATACATTTGCAGTAAATGTGGCAAGTTCACCAACTGCTTCTAATCTAATAGTTGTTGTACCAGTATTATATCCAACACCACGGTTTTCAACGGAAACAGTAAGTACCTTACCTTTATCTTCTCCACTAGTACCAATAGTTGCTTTACCAACAGCACCATATCCTTCACCATTAATAATAACTTTTGGAGGTGAAGTATATCCATCACCAGAAGCAATAACAGCGATTGAAACAATACGACCGTTAATAACGATTGGTTGTGCAACAGCACCTTCACCAGAGTTCAGTTTGATTGTTGGTGAAGAAGTATATGATTGTCCTGCATTAGTGACTGCAATGCTCTTAATAGGACCACGTACAGCAGCACTTGCAGTTGCACCTGCTCCATCACCACCAGATATAGAAACTAGTGGTTCTGAAGTATACTCTTGACCAGGATCTCCGACAAGAATCTTAGTTACTACACCATTAGTAATAACAGCAGTAGCAGTAGCACCAAATCCACCACCACCTACAATACTAACAAGAGGACTAGAAGTGTACCCAGTACCACCTGAGGTGACATCAATTTCATATAGTGAACCATTTACTACAACAGAAGCAGCAGCACCAGCTCCACCACCACCTGTAATTTCGATAGCAGGAGTCGCTGCAGCGTCATATCCTTTACCAACATTGGTAATATCGATACCTGTAACACCACCATACTTAATCTTGCTCTCAGACTTATAAGACCAAGCAGCAACACCATTAACCCAGGTACCTATAGGTCCAAATTCAGTTAAGGGACGTTCTGATACAGTTTCTACTATTCTTGGAATTCTACTTAATTTTCTTTGGTTACCTGGAATTAGGGCAGATCCTATGAAAGGTCCAACCTTATAGTTTGGTATACCAGTCGTTGCAACATAAGAATAGTTGTCATTGAAGAAAACATTCTGTATATTGGTAGTAAAGTCTTTTATAGTACCACTAATACTCTCAACATCAGACTTACCTCTGTTCAAGTCAACTGACATCAAGATATTACCCTGTGGAGGGTTCGGTGAAGGAGCCTCTATCTGATAGGAGAACGTAGTAGCATTAATACGTGATGTTACTTCAAACGTACCATTGAAGATCGTTGGGTTAGCACCATAGATGGTTACAGCATCTCCAACTAACAAACCGTGATTATTAACGCTATAAACGGTTGCAGTCTGATTATTCAGACCACCTGGCTCAATATTAGTAACTGAGATCAGTTTCTTGACGTTATAAAGCCAAGATGTTATCTTTTTATCAGTAGTAGAAGAACCAAGCGATGCAACGTTTAGTTTATCACCAGCCAAGTAATAAGAACCAGTGTCAGACAGAACGGTTCCAGTTGCTTCAGCAATACCCAAAATACGAAGTTTTACTTCAGTATCAAGCCCTCGATCAACATAACAGAAAATATCTGAGTAAATCGTCGTACCACTATCCCAATCCTCAACAATACCGTTCTTAGAACGTGTACACTCAATAAACTGGTTTAATGATTTCTCTTTGTACTGTACATACTCACTATCACCCATTATGATAAGACCATTTCTCTCTGGCCAACCAATAGTAGAGTCAACAGTAATGATTGAATCTATTGTATCAATTGGTTCTACAAGAGTAGTTTTGTAGGGTATGGTGAATTTACCAAGTAAAGTTTCTTCAGATATGGATAATTCGTATATTGTACCTACACCAGTATTGATTGCAATTACGTTTTCAACCAAACAACTAGCATCTTTTACGCTAGTGTCTACAGCATCAGCAAATTGGAATAACTGAGAATCCTGGATATTTCTTGAATCACCACTAATAAGTTCAACACGAATAATTGTGTCTACACTCCAAGTAGCAGCAGATGGAGTAATTAACTCATTTTTAGGATAAGATACATCAACTGTCTCAGAAAATAGTATTTTAAAGAGATACTCTGTAGCAGTTTTGGTACCTTTTGAGATATAAAAGTCCTTGATCGTTTTAATGATCTGAGGAGCATTTACCTTAGTATAATCAATTGGAGCATTAGGTAAAAACTGATTTACAAAACGCTGATACAATTCCTTAGAGAATAAAGAATCTAAGTTAGTAATTGCAGTATCTTTAGTATGAGAAGACTGAGTACTATCAACTTCTTTAGTGAATATCTGATTTCCTCTCTGATCAAACTCAGTTACACCAGAAACCCCTCTCTTACAGTCTCTAAACTGAGATGGTTCGTATTCTTCACCTGGGTTATGAATAGTAAATCCTGTTACTTCACCAAATCCAACATCACAAGATGCTGCAGCAGATTTTGGTTCAGCAATAACAACTGTTGGAGGCTCAGTAGATGAATATCCACTTCCAAAACTGGTTATATTAATATCAGTAATCTCACCATTAAAGATGGTAGCAACAGCAGTTGCACCTATACCACCTACAGGATTTCCAGAAAGATCCTTTCTATTATCAACAATATAAACAGAAGGAGGATCAGTGTACCCTCTACCACCAAATAATAATTCGATATCAACTAATTTACCACCACTTACTGATACATCAAGAATTTGAGCACCAACAGGGTCGATTATACGGCATCTAGGAGGAGTTGTATAACCTTTACCTGGAGCAACGATAGTTACACCATTTACCCTACCAACAGCGTCTAGAGTCGATATAGCAGATGCCTGGATAGAGTTAACAGCAGTAGGAGCTTCAATCCAAACTGTAGGAGCAGTCTTATAATTTAAACCACCTTCATTTACAGTAATAGACCCAGGATTTACTGATCCTTCAGCATCAATAGTTGCATCAGATATCTTTGCACCTGATGGGTTTGTAAATGAGATAGATGGAATAGTATCATATCCAGAACCTGAAGAAGTTACATTTATTGTAGATACTTGTCCAGTTTCAGAATCAACAACTACAGTTGCTTTTGCTAAAACTCCTGAACTGTCTGCAGGAGGGTCAAATATTACTATAGGAGGGTTATCTGGTGTATAACCTTGTCCACCATCAATTAAACTAATATCCTTAATACCATTAACAAGTGCTTCAGCAGTTCCTAAAGTACCTTTTGTACCAGCAGGAGATAGAATAGTCGTCTTTGGAGTGAAGTTTAACCTATATCCACTACCACCTTTCTTTACAATTATATCGTTTATCTTACCATCTTCAACTTTAGTGATTGCAGCAGCACCTTTACCGAATTCTGGAGCAATTAGTTCTACAGCACGTACTGTAATCTTATCTTCTAGATCTAATCCTGTATTGAAGATTATTTGATCTTCATAAACAGTAAAATCAATAAATGGATTTTTTGGAACTCCATTTATAGCAACTAAACAAGAAACAGTAGAAAGTGGAGTATATTTTGATGTATTCTCCTTTAAATGGAATATCTTCTGATATGCTGTATCTACTGTAATGGTATCCAGTACTATTACAGGTACACTGGTATAACCAATCAAGTATTCTATAGTAGTTGGAGCACTAGACCCTTGAGGGATGCTTGGAGCGGTGTCTCCTATGAACCGTATAGTAGCACCTTCTACCACATACTGTGTGGTAGGCTCATACTGAATACCATTAATAATTACACGAAGATATTCAGGAGCAGATGGCGATATTGGAGTACCAAGAAGATTCAGATTGAATTGTGTCTTTACACCATCAACTTGAGTTGCAATACTCTCAAGTAATTGAATCTTTCTATTAAATTCTAAGTTATTAACACCAGGAGTGAAAACTACCTCTGGTGACTTTGTTGTGGTCTCATAATATATGATCTCATCGTCAATCTTTATAGTACCATCTCTGTCTAAGAAATAGTCAACAGTTTCTACGGTTATATTGTTATCAGTCGGTGTTATATCCGATAATACTACCGATGATGAAGATATGAAATTAGGATCATATTCATCGGAACTGATATCAGTATAACTGAGAATATTGTTCAGAACATCATAAGGTCTACCAGACTTTTCTTGCGATTTGTAGTATTGAACCATCAAATCGACAAAAGCCTGATCCTCCTCCTTTATAAATGCAGGAATCTGATCCTGGAGTCTTTGGGAAACCTTAACTGCCTTCATTTGTTGTTATCGTCTTAGAAGCAGGTATCGAAGTCTGGATATTCGAATACCGTGGTTGGATAATCAATGATATTTATCGAGGTTCCATCGAAGTTAATTGCGGTAAAGTCGAATGGATCGAATGTTGGAATATTACTTCCATCAATTGTGTAATCAATAGTAATTACTTGTGGGTTAAAGATAGTAGGATCGACACCTGTACCGATGTTGACATTACCAGCAGAAAGAATTACTGTAATGGGAATACGATCTGTACCATCTGGAGTTTGCTGTACACTTATAGGACCCAAACAAACTTGTCCAGTCTTATAGTTAACTGTTCCAACCCCTTGCTTCAAAACAACTTCTGCCTCATCCAGTTTAGTAACCATAATCAAAGAACCTTTACCGTCATCGCGAACGTTGACAGGTAAAAGTGCTGAAGTATCATTCTCAATGAATGTACTTGTACTTAAAACAGAATTGGTAGTAAGTTGTTGACTCTGTACGGCAAGATTAAGTAAATTCTCCGTATATCCTGTAGAATAGAAAATACCTGATTTAACAGCCGAGAATTTGGGTTCACAGGTAGATCCTGTACCACCTGCACCAGTAGTACCACCTGAAACATCACTAGGATTCAAAATTTCATTACCAAAGTCAACGCACTGAGTAAATGTTGACCCAAATGGGAACCCAGTAACGTTCATACCCAATGTCATCGTAGTAGTATTACCACTGATAGCATTATCAGAAGAATCAACCATAGTCTGAAATGCAGAACCATCGATTCTTCCATTAAATCTATTCGCTGACCCTTGAGAATTGTATTGATCTATAGCACCCAGTACCTTCGTAGCAACTTCGTTATTGGATTGTGCTGTCTTAGTTCCGTCAAAGAAGACATAAGACTTAGGACGAATGTACAATGTTGTAGGATCAATGATGACTGGCTCAATAGCAGCCATTGAATACTTCAAAAGATCTGTTTTTATGCGCTTCTTGGTAGTTTCGTTTAAATTTGCACCGCTCTTAGTTCTTATGGCAATGTAAACCTTCCCATATACGGGTGGATATACACGCTCACCACCATATGCCGTTACAGACTTTGCTGATGGATAAACGTTTTTAGTGATATATTCGTAGTCAGACTCTGTGACTGCCCTATTCTGGGATGAATATGCCCTTGGAGCGTTATACTTGATGCTTATAATATCTTCTCCTTCTTCACCAGACTGTGACGCATCTACAGTTGCCAATGATATGTTACCAGCTGGTACTAAGCGTCCTGTATTGTCAACTACGCGCCCAATAAAGTTAAATTTCTTACATCCGTTTGCTGCTGAACCATCTGTGCGTACATAGCGCATCTTAATGACTTCACCTGCAATCAGTTCGCGGCAAATAATACCATCTCCGAAAATAACCTGATATCTAAGGTCATCAGTTTCCTCAAGGAAGTAACCACGAGTAGTTCCATCGACATTAACAATGTTGGTAACACGATTATAAGTGTCGATCTCCTCTGACTGTGCGTTAGGTGAGATAGAAACATACAGTAACTCTGTATCAACATTATCAACAGGAATCTCATACTTACGTTGTTTTACATCAGTTACGGTATACTTGTATTCTAATAGGTTACCTTGATATATTACTGTCTTCTTGAAATTAGCAATACCACTAGATTGATCTACAGCAGCACTAATATCATTAGGTACAGTAAAGATGTATGATTGACCATCTACCGCAGACATAAAGACATCTCCTTTAGGGAGTGTACACTGTGCGGGATATATGGCACTATCACCAACAAATGTTGTTTGTACAGAGAAATTGATACACGCTTTAGATGCTTTAATAGATCTTGGTGTGTAATTTAACTGCTTTGCTATCTTAACTACGTTATCACGAATAGTGGCAGACTCAAGGAATGCCTCGTTCATACTCATATTCGCGTTAAACGAAGAGTAGTATGTGTTATATGCTAAAACATCTAATAGGTATGAAGCGGCTGAACCATCAAAGTCGTAATCGGTAAACTCTGTTCTAGTTCGAAGGTACGACCTAATAGACTCTTTAATTTCACTAAAGTCTAGGGATGTTAAATTGGATGGTATCGCAGCCATTGATTATGCACGTTCTAGTAGGAATTCAACAGATTGTACGAGAGTTTCACCTATAATTGTATAATCAATCTCTATATGTAGTGTGTTTTCGTCTGACTTGTCTGGAAATAGTCTGACCTGATTTAAACCTACTCTTGGTTCGAATCTAGTGACAACGTTCTTGATTTCCTCTTTAATTTCTTCAGCTACGAAGACATCAAAGGGTTCAAACAACATTTCTCTTAGACGAGAACCTTTCTTAGGTTGAAAAGGTCTTTCTGTATATCCTGTACTGACAAGATTACGAATAGACTGTTTTATGGCATTCTCGTTTTTCACCATAGAGAAGTCTTCGGTATTAGGGTTTGGTTTGAAACCAATGCTAAAATCCCGAAATGCTCTGCTGAGAGATCTATCTGCCCTAAAGCGATATGCCATTTAGTCTTTGTTATGTTTTTGCAGATATTTATCTGATCTTGGATCAGTTATTAGATACTTGCAATGTTCCCACCCATTCTCCTTGAATTCCTCACTCATATCGACAGGTCGCCTTACGGGACCTTTTGTCCATTCTGGAGGTACTTCTGGTTTAGAATTCGTCATAATTACCACACTCCACACTATTTAGCGAGTTCTGTGCTATAGTACCTATAGTTAGTTAGAGAAAATGCCAGTTAAGTCAAAAGCAGGATCTTGGGGTTCAAACATTTACATTGATCCACCAGCCAAAAAGACCAGACAAGGAAATAGCAAAAATACAAAATATGCTGCTACTAGCCGAAATAGTGCTAGAAAAGCATATAAAGGGCAGGGACATTAACCTGCCAGTACTGTAGCAGAGCCAAAAGCAACTACAGAACTACAAGGCCAACTCAATTTAGGTTTACCTGCTCCCAGAGGGTCGATTATTCGTATCACACGCCTCTTTAAGGCGAATACGGTAAAAGTAGTCGATTCAGCTACTCGGACGTGTCCTACGCCTCCCATATCCTCCATTGTGAGCAATCCACATAGTATAGGTGTTGGAATGATACAAGTTAACTTACCACAAGGACACAGATAGTTAATAATATTAGTTGTAACCGAAATGTGAGGTGTAAACGTATCCATTTCGAGCATAATCGGTAGTCTATGGACTAAAACCGTTGCTCGGAGTGGATTCATTGCTTCTAGAGGTATTAGTGGTTGTGGTGGCCACCAACAAGTCTTATCTTTTATCGTAATACTATATGGAATCGGTGGAGATCCACAAGGTTGTGTACTATGAATAGTCGCAGGAATAGGTATCCCGTGTCCCGAACACGGAAGTCCATTATGAAATGAAACTGGTCGTAAAACTCCTAATGCCATTACTTAACGTCAAATGTTAAATCGCACTCATCAAAATATGGGTTACCAAAAGTATTTAGTGAATCGTCTAATAATGTTGCACCTGCGCCGCCCCAGTTCCTATAGTTGAGAGACCCCTCATAAGGTCCCATTTCCATATGATTCTCTGCATTAACCAATTTAGGGGGAACAGCAATTGCAGCGTGTGTAACCTCTTCTAGTGCCTTTCCACAAGGTGATGCTACAACAGGTGGTGAAGAACAAGGATTATCTGCTGCTATTGCATTACCATCGCTATCATAACCTGCATTTACATCCAAAACACCATCTACAACAAAATTGTGCCAGCACGGATTAGGGAATTTACCACCAGAACAACTTGATAAGGTTACACTATTGTAGGTTACAGTGTTAGTTTGTCCTGTAGGTTGACCGTTACCATCAACTTGTTGCTGTACTATAGTCTGTGTAGCCCATCCAGTGTAATTTCCAGCACCAGCCCACGTTTCAAACTGCTCAAGTTCGGTCATATTTGAAAGTCCGTAATCATATGTCTGCTCATCCCCTCCAATTGGAGCAAAAGTGTACTGTCCTGGAGAAGATTCGTAACATCTTCCCTTTGCTTGACCATTACTACAAGGGTGTGAGTTCTTAATATCACCTGAAATCTCGGTAACACGTGGTCTTAATGTGGCAGGATCACCCATACTCTTCAAGAAATTGAGAAATTCCGTGTTTGCAGTTGCTCCAGCACCAGAGACATCACCTTCAAATTGTATACTAACTCGAATTCTTGCCATTTCTCGCTTAGAACCGCAATATTTAAAGGGCATATACCCAAATACCTTCTCAACTCCGTTTTCATCTAATGAAGTATACGGACAAGGTATGTCAAAAAAGCGTCTAACCTGATACATTTTAGGTTGTCCCACCTCTACACATCCGCTAGGGTAGATTCCTGCCATCCCAGAAGACATTTTTTTCTCTACGGTACCTGAAACTGGTGCAGATTGCTTCCAAGTATTGCTAATCCACTCATTATTGGTGTTCCAATCTGGCGCAAGTGTCCTTAGTTGTCCAAAAACTGCCTCTTCATCCCAATTTCTAGCCCAATCTGTCCAACCTACACCTGAATCTGGCTGAAAACAGTTATTTGGAATAACTTCACCACAGAATTTCGTCTTTTCTTCTGTATCAACATCCGTCATTGTCAAATATCCACGCTTTACACTCGTTTCTTTGTTCTTATTGTACTCTTCGAACATACCTTGCATATCTTTTCTGTTCGATTCTAGTTTTTGGTTGGCTTCAGGAGCATCTCCACCAAATTTTTCAGTAGATTTAGCAAATTCGTTCTCATATGGTAGGTTTCCTTCACCCACAAAGGTATCAACACGAGTATCTGACTCTCTATCAACCACAACAATACGAGGTACAAAGTTGGGAGGGTACCCATCACCAGCATCCGTAATTATAACTTGATCAATACAACCTAATTCATCCACTGTTGCTCTAACTTTAGCTTGTTTTAGCACTCCAGTGAAGTCTGACTCAGTAGTGTACTGTTGATTACTAATATCTGCAGCAGTTTGACGGAAATTATCTTCAGAACGTCCGTAATCAAGTGTATTAGTCATCTCTAACTGCACTTCTGTCGAAGTATCGCTAGTAAAAGACTCATTTACGTTTTTTGCGGGATCTATGAACCCCTGATCACGTAAAACTTCGGGAATTTCAATAGAAATCTCTGGAGACTTGTATCCAGACCCCGCATTAATGATTTGTATACTCGCTAACTTACCCTGAGCATTTGTAATTCCGTGCATTTCTGCTACATCAATAGATCTTTGAGGAATTAGTGCATCTGGGTCAACATTGACTCTAGTATATGCTACTTTCTTCGGAAATTCATATACACCAAATACTGCACCTTTATCTTGTATACCAAAACCAGCTAGCGCAATAATAGTACCACTATTTTGTGAGGTATACGTATTATTGTACACAAATGCGCCACCATTGCCTTCTGCTTGTAATTGTGTCAATTCCATATACCCACAATTCATCTCATCACCAAAATATCGCACTGCAGTAATCATCCATCCGTTAATACGCTCTCCTATAGCAAAGAATCCCGTAGATGAAGTATATCTGAAGAATAAACGGTGATCATCAGTACCAGCAGTCCAAAATGACTCTGCTCCACCTGGAGTTTGGTCGGGAACGTCCACAAATAGCCTTGTTTTCTTCGTTACCCACGCAGATTCCTTAATTTGGTAATTATATGAGTGAAAATCACGTGTTACTGTACAAGGATCGTTTTGATAGTCTTGTTGGCAACAATTTGCATCAGAAGTAACCATATTAATGCCATATATGGGTCCATTCCACGGATATGACGCATCATAGAGGTAATATACGAATTGACCCTCAAAAGCGTCGTGAAAACCGAGGAATTTGGGCACAGCTGCCTTAACTGCCCCATTTTTGCCATAAAACCACTCAAAATGGGCAGAATCGGTCAATATTTCAGCATTATCGGGGTCTCCCCACCCTTTTACGCAAGGAACGTCCCCTTTTTCGAGCAAATAGTCGTCTGTAGTGAAGGTTCCGTTCTGTTGGTAGTCCCAATCGTACCATCCACTCCTATCAACTTCACCAGTGTCGTGTGGTTTTCCAACTTCTATGATTCTTGCACTCTTTCTTGGTCCAGTTGAAGTCATCACATAACCCACTATCCCAACATATTGGTACTCTTCATTCATAGGGTCTTTGGGGTCAGGGAGACCAGGAACACCTGTCTGAAGGTTAACCTCGAATTGTGGTCTTAGAGTATAGAGGTGATCTGGTCCTTTGTAGTTGGCAGGAGCAAGGTACTCTAGTAATGGTAGGACTTGTTCTCCTGGTACCAGTGTCCCAGATGCTACTGCTGCTGCTTCAGATGTGAAAATATATCCTAGTAGTTCTTGTCCTGATCCTGTGGTCATATATGTGTCATTGCCTGTACTATTCCAATTATTGTATAACGGTGTAGTACCGCCTATTGGTTCATCCTCTACAGTAAAATAGAATTTACTCTTTTGTCTGGGTTCTCTATTGTATGATCTCCACTCGTGTTTGACCTCTCTTACCTCCTTCTCCTTATAGTATGCGTGATCTCTTAGCAATCCACTGTAGTAACGGTATATTACTGTACGCTCTGTACCACACGTGTTACCAACACCTACGATCATTACTCGCGCATTACAATCAGTGCCGTGGTTATCTTTGAAGCATAATTTCTTATTACTGTCCTGCACCAGAAGACCACCATAGCCTGTACCACCAGTTATAGTAGCATTGTATGTTGTACCACCTACTACGTTCATAGTAGCCGAAGCAGAACCAGAGTAGTTACTGCCTTGGGTAAATGTTATATCTCCGACTTGATACGTACCTAAAGCGGTACCTGCTGTATTTGGGTTATCACTCCACGCGAAATCCAGTTGTATTGTACTATTACCAGTACCACCACATACAAGATTACCACTAGCATCAAATGTAGCGGTAACGTTAGTAGCATTATTACCAGGTAAGGGTAAGCATATCTCTTCCTTCTCTCCAATATAAAACACTTCATCTTTACCTAGGCGATATCCTCCCTCACCTTCTCCATCAAAGGTAATCTTATAATTTGCGGGTACGTTCTTTAATCCGTCATTAGGACCACCGCCACCATCATTATAGGTGACTTTATAGTCCTGTGAATCAATCGGGTTCTTGAAGCTCCTGCCCGTCTCTAGGATGTACGCTGGCAAGTTGGTCTATACGCTGTTCAAGAGTATTTAGTCTGTCGAATAGAGTATCAAATAACTGAGTTAGGTTACTATGTTTATCATCTCCAGGTATCTTATACTGTATCATATCTGCACCACGTCCTAACATCTGCTCCATACCTGCTATACGTTCAGCTAGGTTAGTTGCAGTCTTTGCTATCATCTCAAATCTCCATTCGTTCTCTTCCTCTATATTAGCGAACTCAGGGATCTGTACCTGTGGTTTACCAGGTTGTTGGTAGTTTGGTTGTTGATCACTAGGATACTTTATGTCCATTAGAAATAATTAATGTTGAGTACAACACGGAATTTCTCATCCGTGCAAGATGTTCCAGCGTGCGGAGTACCTACGGGGAACTTAATCACCCTATTAGCAACCGACTCTACCTTGGGACCATCCTGGAAGAATGTATATCCGTTATTATCATTTAGGTAGAAGACTGCTGTTGTGGCACCATTAAACTGGTCCTCACCATACTCTCCACAGTCAGTATGATAATCATATTCTATCAGATTATCGGTATGGTGGTTTAGGTTTGCTTTTATTCTTATCAGTGCTCTGGGCTTCAATGCTTTAATTATAGGTAACAGGTATTCGTAGAACTCGTTCTGGGGTTGTCCTCCTGCATACAGATAGTTTACCATCTGCCAATTATAGATCTCCTTCGCTTGTAACTCAGGGTCTACCATACGTGCTACGTGCATCACCTTCGCTTGGTTCACAAACCACGGAAAGTCCTGCCCACAGAAGCACGCTTGCATCTTAAGAAAGTCTTCCGTCTTAAGGAAGTTATCTTTCTTCAGGATAATATTATCCTTTACTATATCAACAGTTTCGAAAATTTCCATAATAGTTACGACGCTCGCGGGGTACACTTCAAAGGGTATTAGTTTATTCTAAGAAATCATCGCCAGCCTCCAATTTCTCTCGTATACTTCTCCACGTTGCTTGTACCTTTCTAAGGGGGTTTCCACCACAAACTTCAGCCTTATACAATAGACACCACTTGCCTGAATTGCAAATAAGCTGACGTTCTTCCTTTGTAAAAGTGGCTGTCCACTCAGTCTGGTCGGGCATCCTTTAAACAATCACAGAATCATTATAACACATAATTGAGTGTTAGTCAGTATCTTTGACAAATTTGGCAGTACTGTCATCAATCTCATATGTGAGGACATCAGATGGTAACCATCCCAAATCTTCGGTTAAGTCATCTGGTAGAATGATGTACAATTCGCCTGTGTGATCGTTTTCTTGGATTGTAGTAGTAAATCTTCTAGACATTCTTTTTTCGTATTACATACCTGATCAAAGGTATATAGGTATCTATCTTTTCAACTTTACTGATATCATATGCTTTATGGTGTATCATATACCTGTCTCCGATATACGCTGCACCGTGTGAAACTCTTTTTCCTGTGAAGTCCATTAGCAACAAATCTAAGACGTTGAGAGAAGATACGTCTAGGGTATCCTTCGAACTGTCATAGGTACACTCCCAGTCTTCGCCTTCCCACAACTCCTTCATAAAACTTCTAGCGGTGAAAGAGTAGTCTTCTTTACATTCGTGGTATCCGAGGTCTACACCCATATCGTACAATAGCGTGAAGCATCCCCCACCCTTCTGTTTCTTCCAAGGGCGACCAAGGTACTTCGAGTACTGCTCCTCATATTTTTTGATTAACTTATCTGACATTTTTTACCCTGGGAAATTTTTTTGTATATAGGGGGACCCTAATCGCGATTTCGATAATATACTCGTCCCTATACTTTTGTAGGTTACACTAATGCAACTTTTTTAATATGTCAAAATGTTACTTAGTGAGTACACGAGTTTGTGTTACTTAGTGGGTGCAATCCTACTACATTTGTGTTACTCTGCCTCATCATATTGCACGTCATAACATAACCCTTCCGCTATGAAATAATCACACAGTTGTTGATACTGAAGGAGTTCATTATGTAGGTCACAATCTATTAAGAACTGTGCACACTCTATTTGTTCATCAGGTGGCAAATTACCCTCATCAAGTAACTCTAACCACACTGCAATCTTACTGGGAATGTGTGTAGTCAAGGTCTAAATCTCCATAGGATTGATCTTCATATTCTATCATAGATTGTCCATCTTCGCTATCATCTTCATCTAACATATTGTCGATCCAATCTTTACTATTAATAAGGCGTAATTTGTCATCCATTTGTGTTACCCTCAGTGTTGTAATTAGTGTTTGATTGTTGATACTCACTGCTCTCATAATGCGTGGAGTTTGTGTTAGTAACTCGACCCTTATTACGGTTCGAATTGTTTCTCTTTTCCCTCAAAGATTTAGGTCTATTTGACTTATACGTGTCGTTACGTTTGTAAGTCCTTCCCATTGGAAATTGTGCCACTATGTGACATTGTAGTGTACAACGCTAATTATACAGAATTAAAGGCATATTGTAAACCCTTTTGTGTCATTTTGTGTACATCCCCTATGTGTTGACAACTCGTGCGTTACTAGATAGACTCCTTAGGTTGCTAATCCTCCGCTAGTTTATAACATTTAGTATGACCTTATTGTAGTGCTTATTATATACTTAATAGTACATAGTTTTCCACATTAAAGTAATACTTTTCCACACATATTGTGGAAGAGATAAAATAACATAGTATATTTAATTTACCATTTATTTATTATAGCGGGGATACTAATCTATGGGTCTATTTGATACTAACTCCACTTGAGATTGTTATAATTATCATTCAATTTATCACCGTCTATATGTAAAACATTCCTGCAATCGTTCGTAGTTGGTATAAATGCGGAAGCACATAATCGGGCAATTCTTCTTACTACGGTCTTACCATTTTGCCTTAATGTAACACGTCTATATCCATTTTCATTTAAATGTGTCTTTAATTGCCTCCATTTTCCATACTTAGCAGAATAAACTGTACCATCGCTATCTATAAAATAGTCCTCGTAATCTGGTATCTGTTTGTATACATTACCATCAGCATCTTTGTAGGTGTTGTTATCAACTTTAGTGAATAAGTAAGTCATTTAATTAATACCTCATTTCAAAAAGGGGCGACGTTAAATGTTAACGAAATACGATTAGGATGCCCATTTCCTTCATATCCGTGTTGCATATTTGGGGGGTGAATGATAACATCTCCCTCGTTATATGGTACAGTACAATCTAATTGATTGAACGCATTTTGTGCTGTGTTGTTAACAACAACTACAGGGTAATGTGTGCTGCTACAATGTCTACGAAATTTCATCATTGCGTGCTTAGATGGATCGAAGTTCACGAAATATGTGCCACTATATAACACATTGCTGTGCTCGTGTGGTGCATACATAGACCCCTCATTACCCAATTCTAAGTATGAATCAGTGAGTTTAATTGTATCGCCTAAATCATATGCTAGTGCGTCCTTATTAGTCTTACTAATTGCCTCTAATATCATTTCCTTGATATCACTTAGTTCAGGCAATTCTAGGACATTGTTAACACCTAACTGCGATACTTTATGACTGATAGCATATCTTTTATTATCGCTAATTTCAGTTAATGATGATATGTAATCCAGGATGATTTGCTTATGTTCAGTATGATTTTGATTGGTAAATCGTCCCACTGGTTGCATAAACAATCCATAGACAGTTGGGTTCGCTATTTGTTCTAAACTGTCACTTAATTCTTCGCTCATTGTTGTTAATTATAAAAGGACAATAAAAAAGAGGGAAATATTTAATTCCCTCTATTATATAGTACTGATTGATACCTTGTCAACTGTAATTTAATCAACAATAATGTTAGTTACCAATTCAAATACTTCAGGTTGAATATTTGCTTGCCTAGAAAGTGCATCTAGGAAAATGTTAGTAACTGTATCTAATTCGTCACCAGTTAGTGATTCATAGATGTCGAAAGTTTGTGCCATTTGATTAATAACGAAGGTTTGCAATTTAGTCTAGTAACATACCACTAACAAATGGGATTGATGTCTTATCTGATAGTCTGAAGTACCAAGTCCAGTCTTTCTGATATACACCTTCACCCCATTTTCCGACCGCTTCGATAATAGCGTTAAGGCGGGATTTAGTGGTGTTTGATTGCCAACCTCCGTCAAATAGGCGGAAATCGATTCTACTTACCTCAGCAATTTTGTTGCCGTGTAAGTATACACTAGCGTTGTTAGTCTCAGGATCAATTTGTACACTTGTGTTGGAAGATTGCCAGTTAGTTCTGTTAAGAATTGCTTGGTTCATTTGGGATTCAATCTTTCTCATAAGTGTTTTAATTGCGTTGTTATTATTATAATAGGCGATCAGAGGGGTAAATGGGGGAAATGTGTGTAGGTTATCTAATTGGCACACTTCCCAGGTCAAATGGTGTCATCCTCTGCTAATTTCTTAAATGCCTGATCCATATGAAATGTTGGGTTCATTGAATCAACCAAATGATCCACACATTCTCTATAATCAGTGCCATTTGTTATGCACTTCTGTACATCATTAGCAGTGTAATTACCCTCGTAATTATCACAAACTGATTCTAATGCTGAGAAGATGTTATCAACATCAAGAGAGAAATTGCCTCCTTGATTGTAATCATCATTGCCATCAATGTATCCTTCTAAACAGTAAAGAATTGTAGAGATTTCGTTACCTGTTAGTGTAACATTGTGGACTGAATCTTCAAAACTCATTAATACTCCTCCTGTGCAATAAATGGGGTAATGTTATCATTAGTGACCTTATATCCTGTCACCTCAGCATTAACGTAATCCTGGGAATCATCATCCCTAATTGAATGATTGGAGTTCAAATAGCATTGAATTTCTTCTGCTAAGTGTACAGGATTGAGGGCATCTTCACTATCATATACTATACGAAATGTGAAGTCTTTAACTAATACTTTAGTCATCTAATTCCTCCTCTAATTGTGTTAAGTCGTTGAGGAATAACCACTCGTACTTATCACTTGGATCTTTGCCATCTACAACATATTCTGAATAGATAGCGTCCGCATCTTCGTACATATCGAAGTCAACAAAGGTGCGTAATTTGCACAAGTAATTATCTTCTAAGAGACGAATACTTGCTTCTCTGTGTGTTACCACGTCCATTGAATTCATCTCCTTAATAGTTAGAAAGTGTACGATAGGGTTTGTGTACATATTGTACACAATTAGGGAATAGAGATAACATCATATCTCTTACTCTTTCACGGTCTACACTATCACCACCTCCCCAAGTATAGCGAGGATGGTTAATCTTAGCAGCACTGATTAGAGTCTTACGATATTGCCCATAAGCAGCAAATAAGCGTTCTTTAGTACATCCAGCGATAGGATATAACCCATCATCAGTGTTATAAAAAGAATAGCAATAATCAATGAATTCTTGGATCATAAGGTTTGAATTTCGTTGTTATGTATACAATAGAGCATTTGATGGGCAAATGGGGAAAATGTGTGTAGGTTAGTGTACTGTCACACCCCACTCGTATTTGTCTATACTTTTGTGGCAGACTTGACAGGTTAATGCACACCAAGCAAAATGAAATACCCTTGCATTGTTATTACAATGTGGGCATACTATTTGTTTGCCGTTAACACCTGCACGAGTGAATCTGTTAACTAAGTTCATAGAATTAATGCAAGTTTACGTTTGATAGTGTTCCAAAATTCATTCTCATTATCATCAATGAGATCAATTTGTTCGAGATTGATTAATACATTGAGTGCATCAATCTCTTCAGTTGTTAGTATATTATCAGGCATTATAGACCATCCTTGATTGTTAATGAGTTTGCGTGATTCCAGAGGTTGTTTAAACAAAATGAATGAATTGCGAAGAGATCATTCATATTAACCCCACTCAAATCGTCCCACTCTGAAACATAATCTTGATTGTCAAAATCACCTGTTCCATTATCATATTGTGGGCAAGATCTGAAATCTTGGTTATCATCAACCCAGAATAGTCTTCCGAAAGATTTACTGTGAAACATTGCTAATTCTCCTTAATAGTGTTTACTGATCTGCAATTATATCCCATACTGAGATATAATTTAATAACCAAGTTCTTTGGTCATTTGTGACATTTTGAGTGTACAATATGTCATCCGCAGATTGTAACTCAAGAGAGTTCAATTTGCAGTAGTCATATAATACATCTGAGAGGAAATTTAGCATAATAAAAGTTATATAAAATGGGGTGCAAAAGCACCCCATAAGTGTAATTAAACCTCGGTTTGTAGATACTCAAGATAACGATCAATTACTTGGAGTAATTCGTTACCATTTGAGGCATCTTCGAGTTGTGCAAAAAGTGATGGATTTGCCATTTTAAATGAGCGAGGTTAACAGTTGAAAGAAGGACTTACACTCAATGATTGATGTTAGCACTCACACTAACCCATTGGATGCCTTTATTGTTGGGACTTACACGAATTGGCGTTTAGCAACTAAATGCTTGCGAGATCAATGCCCAACGAGATCAGAGAGGATAGTGTTTGATGTACTCTAGGATCTCATCATAGTCAAATTCAAGTTGCATCATCTGGAATAGTATAGGGTGAACTCGGTGAGGATCTTGGGTGAAGGTCGGAAGATGACTGGTTGGAGTCGTTGAGCGATCCGATCAAAGAAGATATAGGAACGATCTTCCCATTTCTTGTAAGATCCCCATTTCTTGTCTTTGAAGGTCATTTGGGTTGTTCCCTTGTTGACTTCTTAATAATAGGCGATCAGGTGGGTAAATGGTGAAGATGTGTGTAGGTTGTTCAACCGTCACAGTCTGGACAATCTCCAGAATCTTCTACAGTACCATCATTACATCCTATGCAACGATTTTTATGTAGAATCCTCTGCTGCTCTAGTATCACTGACTCGTGATAATCGAACAGTCTTTCGATCTTATCCTGTATGCTCCTGAATAGGTCAGTATCCTCTTTATTGTCTGATACTGCTATGGCATCACTCAACAGTTGATCTATGGTCACATAGTCCTCATCTGTAAATTCTACAAGGTCTTTATAGGTTTTCATAGCACTTGAACTCCGTACTGTCTGATTAGTTTGTTAGGGATAGTGTACCCTAGGCGAGGATCTTTTCTGTTGCTGGTGCTCTCAAATTGTCTCTTGAGATTTGGCACAAGGATATCAAGCACTTGTTGTGCGGTCATCCTGTACACTTCAACAACCTTGCCGAGGTGATAGCGTGCGAAGAAATGGTGATGATATTTACCAATTTTCTCCTCACGTAGGTATTTAACCTGCTTTTCCCAGGTCTCCTGTACACTGATACCATTATAGGTCGCTGTAAGTTTCTTGCCTATGGTTGACTTGTACTCTACAGGTCTATCATTCTCATCATAGGCATCTGCACCAGAATAGTCATCTGCTACGCTATGACCTAGCAGACCAGCAAGGTGTATTTCTCTACTGCGTGCATAACTGAAGGGATCACCCCAGTTCTGAGCATCACAGAGTTCATACATCTGCTCAAAGAGTTCTTGGTATTGTTGCTCTGGTGTGGTCACTGGAATTGTGAAAGAAGGGGACATAATAAAATGTAGTAAAAAAGACCTGTGCCTACTGGCAGAGATCTTCAAATCGTTGTTGTGCTTCTTGGATGATGCACTCAAGTGTACCTGATTTGTTTCTCCAGCAAAGTTCGTTGAGTTGATCTTCGGTGAGTTCATTAGCGATTCTGAACTCTTCCCAGACTTCATCGTGAAGTTGCTCAAGAATCATTTCATTCTGAAGGACTGACATTTAAGC